GAGAAGATCCTACAACGGGCACAGTCTGTTACAGGAGCATATGATGATTTCTTACAAGCAGCACAAGCATATGGTTCTAGCAATATGTGGGAGCACAATCTTGATGGTGTTCCTATGGCACAAGATGAACTTTATGAACTCAAGAGAAAACTATATCGAGCAGTCGCTAACGTTTATATCCTAGAAGGAATTAGATTTTACGTCTCGTTTGCTTGCTCTTTTGCATTCGGGGAACTTAAACTTCTAGAAGGAAGTGCTAAAATTATCGGACTCATTGCTAGAGATGAGTCACAGCACATGACTATCACTTTAAACATCATGAATAAGTGGAAGCAAGGTGATGATCCTGATATGGTCAAGATTGCAGAAGAAGAGGAGAAGAATGTCTATCAGATGTTCTATGATTGTGTTGAAGAAGAAAAATTGTGGGCAGAATATCTGTTTAAAGATGGTTCTATCATTGGTTTGAATGATAAATTACTGCAAAAGTATGTTGAATGGACTGCCAACAGACGTTTGAGATCTATTGGATTGAAAGCAGTCTTTGACACACCTATTACCAACAATCCATTGCCATGGACAGAGCATTGGTTATCTTCTAAAGGTATGCAAGTAGCACCACAGGAAACAGAAGTAGAATCTTATCTAATTGGGAGTATTAAACAAGATGTTAGCAAAGATACGTTCGCTGGTTTCCAATTATGACGAGAGATTCTTTGCCTGGTTGGAAGGTAAAAGCACTTCAGGATCCAAACGTGAGCGACAAACAAGCACAAGTAATAATGAAGGGACCACAGTCTCTAGGAGAGGCGTGGTTCCTAGGCGCAATGTACCTCAAGTACCAGACCCGTGGGACTAACTAAATAATTGGAGATAACATCATGAACATGTGGAACAAAATGAAGAATATCCGAATCCCTGGACATATTTGGAGTCCCCTTTTAATCGGAGCGATGTTGGGGACTACTACGGTTTTGTTTACAAAATTACCTGTAGCGCCACAAACCGTGCCTACATCGGTAGAAAATATTTCTGGCAAAAACGAAAGCCTAGAAATACTGCTGCTACTACCAGAAGGCGAAGAGTTACATCTGAAAGTAACTGGCAGAACTACTATGGAAGTTCTGACGAGCTTAAAGCAGATGTTAAAAAATATGGACGGGACGCTTTTACTAGAGAGATCCTCTCCTTACACGGGACACCTGGAAGGGTAAACTATGAGGAGACCCGCCAACTCTTCCTTCACGACGTTCTGACAAAAGCCTTGACAGACGGCACCCCTGCCTACTATAATAGCAATATCCTCGGAAGGTACTACCGTAAAGACTATTTTGATTATCATGAAAGCGACAACACTAGCACTGACAGCACTGACTCTGACTAGTTCTGCCTGTGCATCTACTTACACTGTCAGACAGGAAGTTTCTCCTACTGTAACTGAAATTCCTGTCGTTAAATATGATCCAACTTGGAAGTGTCCTAATTGCTCACCAGAAGAACAATATGTCCTCGCAGAACTCCAAGAACATACCAAGATCTCTGATCGTAATGCTCTTGCTACAATCATGGGAAACATTAAACAAGAGAGCAAGTTTATTCCCAACATATGCGAGGGAGGGGCTAGAGTTTCTTACGACAATTGCTATAGTGGTGGTTATGGGCTTATTCAGTGGACCTCAATAGGACGCTACAATAACCTTGGTAAGTTCTGCACTAAATATGGATGTGACCCCAGCAGTTTGGAAGGTCAAACTCGTTACATGATTAACGAAAGCACGTTCCAACGTTATCTACCTATGTTTGAGGGCAGTGGACAAACTGTCCGTCAATACATGGTTCCTGCTTTTTATTGGTTAGGATGGGGCATCAAAGGAAATAGAGAAATCTATTCTTATGATTACGTCAAAAAAATTGTTTGGTCATGATCAACACAATCAAAAAATTTTTAAAATCCAGACCATATATTGGTGTTCCAGCACCAAAAGTTTTACCAGATGATCCTTGGTTTGGTCCTGCTCCTATTCTTACAGAAAAGCAGAAAGAATATGTAGAAATGCGTAAAGCATTAGAAAAATTAGATCTACTTATTCCTCTAGAGGAAGATCAACCAAGGAAAGAAGTAGACAATATTCACGAAGTAATGTATAATATTGCTACCAGCACTGGAAAAACTACCACTCAACTTAATCCTATGCCAAAGTTGGGTGGTGGTTCAGAAAACTTTCACAGTGGACCTGGCAACTGGATGTCAGGTACTGGTTACTACAGTCAGTTCTCCTGACTTTTTTGGGTCCATAGTTAAACGGATATAACTACGCTCTTCTAAAGCGTTGTTCCAGGTTCGATTCCTGGTGGACCTGCCATGTCGGCATGGCGGAATTGGTAGACGCGCTAGGTTTAGGTTCTAGTGTCTTTATGACGTGGAGGTTCAAGTCCTCTTGCCGACACTCGGGTGAATAGTTCAGCGGTAGAACACTTGCTTTACACGCAAGTTGTCGGGGGTTCGATCCCCTCTTCACCCATTCCCTCAAAGAGGTTAAATGCTTAAAAATGTTAACAGCAAGATGCAAAGTATGTCGAAAAGAACTGACAAGCACTAGCAAAGTTCAGTTCTGTGGTTGTCCTAATCAAATGAGGGTAGTCGATGATACTGTTGGAGCGATTGATTTAGGGGAGGTCGTCCTAGTCAATCATGAAAAGAATATTAAATATAACGGAATTCTATCAGAAACTGACCTAAAATACCAAGAGGAACGACGCAAACGCAAAGTTCGACGCATCGATTTTGAGGAACGCTAATGATTAATCTGGACGCTCGTTACGAAACTTACTTACATACAAAAAAATGTTTTACAATTGATGGAATATGTGAAAATGTAGTAGCATATGGGTGGACAGATGATGGATATACTATCGATGGATATTATGTCTTGACAAATAACTATAAATTGTATTATAATTTGGAGGAGAAATTCCTCTACAAAGAAGAATGGAAGAGTGGTCGAGTGGTTGATGGCACTGGTCTTGAAAACCAGCGATGTGCATAACATCCGTGGGTTCAAATCCCACCTCTTCCGCCACGGGGTGTAGCTCAGCTTGGTAGAGCGCCGTCTTTGGGAGGCGGATGCCGTAGGTTCAAATCCTATCACCCCGATTTGGTACACTTACCAACACATTATTACTAATCATGCAAATTTTTCTAGACACTGCCGACTACAGAGAGATCGCTGATCGTTATGCGACTGGTCTTGTTTCTGGTATCACGACTAATCCTACACTTGTACGCAAGTCTGGTGTAGATTACTTCGACTTCATCCGCACACTTTCAAAAGACTTTGCTTTTGAGAGCATCTCTGCAGAAGTTGATGGAAAAAATGCTGATGAAATGATCAGCAACGCACAACAGTACATTGCTATTGGTTCGGAAGTTACCATTAAATTACCTCTGACTAAAGAGGGTCTTATTGCATGTAAGATTCTCTCTGATCAAGGTGTAAAGACAAATGTCACGCTTTGTTTCGCTGCCTCTCAAGCAGTCATGACTGCTTTAGCAGGTGCCACATACATTTCTCCCTTTGTTGGACGACTTAATGATAATTCTATTAGTGGAGTTGAATTAATTCGTGCTATTGGTGGTTTGTATAGTACTAATAGAGTAGAAACTAAAGTTCTTGCTGCTAGTCTTCGTGATGTACATCACGTTTCTCGCTGTTTCTTGTACGGTGCAGATGTATGCACTTTGCCTACTGCTGTATTTGACAAGATGTACAATCATGTCCTGACTGATGCAGGACTTGCTATTTTTGAAAAGGATTTTAAAGAGATCAATGGTTGAAATCACGCTTGAAGAATTTGAAAAAAATTTCGATTCTTATATGGACAGAATCGAAGCAAATAAAGAACAATTTTTGGTTCGTAAATCTGATGGTACAGCAGTAGTTGCTATGCCAGCTGAAGAACTGGAACAAGCATCCAATGCACTTGGTGGTGATGAGTGGTACAATATGTACAACAACCACGATGAGGCACCATGATCAAACCGACCGTAATTCTTGAGCGATTTCCTTATCGATACGTTCAGTGCGGTACACTAGAGATCAACGGTATGCCAGACTACCGCATTCAAAAATTTCACGAGTGGAAAAAGCGGTATTTTGACATGTACTTGCTTGACAATCAAATGCAACTAGACACTTGTCTAGAAGATCCAGAGTATACCAAGTGGTTAGATCCAGAAGGTGTACCCTGTTATATCAAAGACCGAGTTACTAATTAATTACTATGAGCGTATACACAAAGATCGAAAAGGCAGAAAGTCTTATTAGAGAAGCATTGATTAACGCTCTTGCCGAGGGTGATGATCAGCATCTTTCTGATTTGTTTAACTTACTGAATAATATTAAAGAAACTCTGACTAGAGTAGCAGATACTGCCGAAAATAATTCTAGATTTGCTTTCAATCTGTCTTCTGATTATCTGCAGACAGATCGTATTGGTAAAGATCTAGATGCATTGGATGACATTACGTTTGCTGCTGGATCAATAAATATTCCTGGTGCTGCTGGCACTGATATTATTGATTTTAGTGATTATAAGAGTCAGGAGTATCGTCCTGACTAGTCTCGGTATGACTATAAAAGAGCCCTGGTCGGGATGGGTTTCACGACCCCTCGGGTTTCTTGCTTTTCCTTAAAAGCAAGTGGTGCGGATGGGACTCTCTCCCGCCTGGTTTCTTACTTCCAGTCAAAAAATAAGTGGTGGATCCAAAATGACCCCTTCCGTGTGGTTGGTTCTTGTTTACAACTAAAACAAACAAGTGGCGTGCATGTGTCCTGGGAGATTGACCTCTCCCATTCTTTGCGGGTGTAGTTCAGTGGTAGAACGTCAGCCTTCCAAGCTGAATGTCGTCGGTTCGAGTCCGATCACCCGCTTATTATAAATAATTTTAGCTTAAAGCCAGTGGTCCTAGGGTCAAAGTAATATGTCTAAAATTCTTGCGAATCAATTTGCAAACTTCGCACAAAATGGTCCAGTCGAAGCATTGGAAGGTGTTGAGATTTCGCCTAGTAAAAA